TTTGTTGAGGCTGATGGTTTTTGCGAGATCGTCTGACAAGGAGATTGTGTCGGCCTGGGTGAGGCCGATATTTTTTAACAGGCTGTCTGACAAAGAGATTGTGTCGGCTTTGTTGAGGCTGATGGCCTTTGAGCTGAGCGAGTCCGACATGGAAATTGTGTCTTCGAGTAATTTTATTAGCGCTATCAGTGAGGATAATTCGTCTGACATTGTGATTGTGTCGGCTTTGTTGATGCCTATGCTTTTTGAGAGATCGTCTGTCAGCGTAATTGTGTCTGATTTATTAAGGCCTGTGCTTTTTGAGAGTGCGTCTGTCAGCGTAATTGTGTCGGCTAAATTTTTGACGTACTCATTAAAAAATATAAAATAAAGTGGCCTGCTGACCCTTTGATATAAAGCAAATGGGCGTTCGTTGATTGCAGCAGCCTGGTCAGCATTATAAGCGTCTCTGGATACGTGTAGAATATCTATATTGCCGTTAAAGGGTTCTGCGCCATCAGGTTGGCAGCCCAGAGTCAAATCAGCATCATTGCTAAAATCGTCAGAATAGCTAATCTGACCGGTTTCTACATAAAAATCAGGCGTACCATTTATGTAAATCTCATATTGCTCTGAAACCAAATTTCTCTGGGTTACTACATTATACCAGCCCTCTCCAATCGTTCCGGTACTCCATACATACCACCTTCCATCCCAAACGGTTCTATGTCCCAAATAGATAGTATTGGTATCTGAAATTCGTAATAGATAACTTACAGGGAACCCAGCGTACCATTTCGATAATATAGTTTCGTTGGCACTGCTTATTGCGTGTCGCTTAAAACGTACGAAACAACTAAATTCACCATTTCCGAAATCAAAATCACCATTTCCTTCCCTAAAATTTATTTTAGCGTTAACATCAGCTAAATCAATATTTCCATCCTGGTACTTTACGCTGGAGCTAATTCCATGATGCTTCTTGCCGGAACAATCAATTGCCGGCAGGCCCCAGAAGCATGGGACTGTCAGTACAATATTGTCCGGATTAACGCTATAAATCTTTTCAGCGTTCTTTTTAACGGCATACTGCACGTCATAAGGACTGCCCCAGCGCTGCGGTTTTACGTTCCAACTGTGTCTAAGAAATATTCCCATTATTCCAGGTCCGTGACTTTTGATAATCTTGTTCTGCTGACTATGTCACAGTCAGCATCTTTATTATTGATGAGGACGCGTCCTCGTCTGTACATAGACGGCAGCGCAAGTGCAAATTGCTCGACTGACGTAAAAATCGAGACTCCATTTTGCTGTGTATTTGTCAGTCCGTCGAGAATAGTAATGTTAACACCAGAGCTGAACCCGTTATTGCGTACAATTTCGGAATTTGCTATTGTGCCGTTTTTGATGAAATACTTATCACCTTTTGTCTCAAAATTGGTTGTGGCTGTGAGAGGTATAGTCGTTGCCGCTGCCGCTGCCTCGGCATCTAAGGTAGTTACTGCCGCTGTTTCAGCATTGATTTGTGTTATCATCAATTCAGTCCAGTCTTCGTCTCCGGTTGTATTCCCGGAGACTTCGATCACCACAAATGCCTCACCATCATGCGCAACAGCCTCTACTTTGCAGACTGCTATTTCCACAGCGACTTCTATATCATCAGGGATATCAAAAGCTTCACCCTCGCGCATAGTGGCCGCTGGAACAACCGCCCACTCGTCGTTTTGAAAACCTGTTTTTGTAAAATCAGCCATTATTCTACCTCCGTGAGTTTAGTTATCATTGCCGGCACTTCTTTTTCAGCGTCTTTTTTTAACAGCTCTTCTGTCTCAAATGTCTTTTTAACAGCATCCATTTTAAGACGCATTTTTTTCATCGTTTCTGCAATAGAATAAATGCTTTTATGCCTTTCTGTAAAAGCTCGTTCGAGGACAATTGTTTCTCCATCCTTTAGTGTCATTTTCGCGGACAGTGTGTGCATCTGACCTTTAAAATTTTCGCCTGCGCTCTTTACCTTAACGTCTGTTATTTCTACTGTTAGCGGCATTTGCTACCTCCTTCTTTTTTTTGCGATCTTTTTCATTTCCTCGACATCTAAGAAAACTCTTTCCGGTTCTGTTTCTGTATGCTCTCGATGTATAGTACCTCTGCGCTCTGCCTGGTTCCGCTGCACCTCGCTTTGCCTGTCGAGATCATTTGCGATCTCGTAGGCTATGCTCGTTAAATACCCGTGAGATTTTAAGGGCAGGCGCTTTGGCGGATTCTCTATGATTCGATCAATGGCAATGCCCCATATCCGTGCGCTGTTTTTTCTTGCCTGGCCGTTATCCCATTTAATTTCCGGCGTGGAAACCAGCGCCTGGAGCTCTGTAAGTAGTTTAAGAATTTTTCTCCACTGCAAGGCCCTGCCGGGCGGGCGGAATAATGAGAGATACGCAAAACACCGGCTGCTTATATCGTATTGCATTGAGCCTGCGAGTATTATGCTTTGTCTTGCCAGGGCATCATTTAACCATGCGCAAGCGCTATGTGTGGACCCGCATGATGGGCAGATTAGTTTCATTTTGATTTACTCCTTTATCCTAATGCTTCTACTAATTTTGACAGTTCTGATGCTTTTGCTTTCATAGTTGCGACCTCTGCCTTGTTCAGCAACACGCTTCCGTATTTTTCGCTGAGTTTTTTCAGGCCTGAAGAAAACTTTTCAGGATTTTTAAGCATGCGTGACAGAAATGAATCAACTACAGTTATTGCTACTGAGTCGCTTGATGTGCCAGGCCTGTCAAGAGCGCATGTGTTGCCGGATAACGTTTCGAACTCAAATGTTACCTGCTCTATGATGTCAACCAGGATTGATTTTTTGCCACGCGATGCCTTTACCAGGCCGGTCATCCCGCGTTTGCGAAATGTTTTGTAAAACTCGTTTGCCTCGTCCTTGTTCGCTGCTATCCAGTATCCACCGCCGATTCCCGCTTTTGACAGGATCGGGATATTGTCGTGCATGGTGAGTAGATGGTTGTGTATGTGTCTGACTGTGCGTTTTTTCAGATCAAGCCATGTATTGTTCATTTTTTTAGACAAATTGGATATTTGTGCAGGGTCAAGTTCAAAGCCATTCATAGCGCAGTCAAACCGCAAGGCCAGTTCGTTTGCGGAAATTTTATTTCCTTCTCCGACAAAATCCGTCCATAAAATGTTTAAAAAACGGTTTTCAACGGTTGTTAATCGCTTATCGTGTTGCATGTTTTTAGGGTCAATGCCTATATCTTCAGGTTTCACAACTATCCTCCTTCAAGCTAACAGCTAATCGCTTTTTTATGCTTGTTGAAATAAAAACGCATGTAATGCTGCTGTGATACACTCGCTGAGCAATATCATCTGTTTTGCGCTGTCGATGGATAGCGAGCTGTTTGATTTTTCACTTTCGGTTTTCAGTTCTGCGATCATAGCCGGTATTCTATCATGTTTTTCCATTTTATATCCCCTCTTACATGTCGATAAATGTCCCTTTAATTTCAATTGCCAGTATGCACAGCAGGTATGCTAATAAAACAGGCAACAGCCAAAACCTGTTGTCACTGATTGTTTGTATGATATTAATGATTGTTTCCATAATCTCCTCTTGTTTTTGCAGTGAACCGTCAACCGTCAACCGTCAACCGTTTCTTCTTATACATCAGCACGGCAACAATCTTCCTGAGCTGATCAGCGTCGCACCATGCATATTTATCTATCCCGAACATCCTTTTTGATATGCCGTCTACGTATGCCGGCGCCAGATCCATGCTTGCGCACATTGCTTTTATCTTTCCCTTGAGCAGAATTTTTGATGAGGCTGGTTTCCGTGATTTATTTTTGTATCCAATTTTTTCAAAATGCTTCATGAGTTTTTTAAATTTCTCATGAGTCAGATTTCTTGATGATTCCACGCCCACGCTTGACAGCAGGGCTCTGTATTCATCTTCTGTCATGCCGGTTTGCGTTTTGGCTATGTGGATTACTGCTTTTTTATTATTGTCAATCACAGTATTTTAAATATTCCCTTTGCTCTTTTGATCGCAGATTCAGCCTCATTTAAGGCTGCCAGCGTTTTACTTTTTCTGAGTTCTCTAAGTCGATCTGCTTTTTTGTCGTCATCCGGCATGGCTACAGGATCCTTGATGATGATATATTTTTTGCCTAATCTTTTCGCTATGCCATTACGGCAGAGCATTTGCAGCCATTCCTGTGCGTATGCTTTTTTTGCACCTGCGATTTCCTATTCGCCTCGGGCAACCCTTGTTATCTCGGCGGATTTCCGCAGATCTATAAGCGCCCGATACAGGGGACGTTTTTCAGCGTCTGACACAAAGTCCAGCTCCACGGCCATCTCTGTGATCTTGACTGTGCGTCCTGCCCGCCCTTTTATTATTTTTCTGATTTTATTAGTGAAACTGTTTTTCATTTATCTGCCCGCCAAACCTGTTTTTACGGCAACCTGTGCCATTTCTATCGTTATTTGATCTGTTTGTTTCGCGTTTGCGATCTGTGCCAGGGCGAGGAGGCCTCTGCGCACGATGCGGAAGTCACCGCCTGATGCGGAAAGGAAAACGCCTGCGACCTGGCTGTCAATAGCCAGCCCCGTTGCTTCGCGGATATATGTGACGATATCCGGTTTTGATATGGGTAGGAATTCAAGAGCTTGATATGTTCGTGACCAGACGCGGCGGTTTATTCGCATATAGCTTACCAGCTCTTCTTCTCCTATTAGTATTATCGGCGCTGTGGAGAGATCGGAGAGATCGCGAATTACGTCAAGAAAATACCTGGGAAGTTTTTCAACCTCGTCGAGAAAGATCGGTTTTGGATCTGCAATCAGCGTGTCCACAGCAGCCATAAATGCAGGGCCTTTGCGCCCTGGAGCCGACAGGATACCGAGTTCGCGGCACAGAGCCCTGAGAAATTCCAGCTCTGATGTGCGCCATATGGTCTGCATGCGGAGAAAAACTCCTCCGTTATGTGCGTGATACCATTGCGACGTGCGTGTTTTTCCACGTCCGGCCCTGCCATATACCATTCCCAGGCGACCTTCGCCGCGGCCTAACTCCAAGCCATCCATCATGACGGAAAAGTTTCGAACGTTTTTTGTTTTATCTACAAATACCGGTTTAACTTCGATCATTTATTATGCCCCCTTTTCTTCCATTTCTTCCAGCCTGGCTTTTTTAATTAATCCTTTTAATCTTGATAATTTTTTTGCCTTCCATCCTTGTACAATATTGTCACCCACAATCTCTCTAAGCTGACCACACATAATTTCAACGTCAGCGGTTTCCTCGGCTATGGAGTATTTTGTTCTATTTCGACCTGTGTGGCAAATAGCCTGGATAAGCTCGGCGCATTCTTCAACGGCCATTGCTTTTTGTGATTCTATCCCAAACAGCCTTATAGCTTTTCGATATATTTCTTTTTCTTCCATCATATCTCTCTATTATTTCTCTCGTCGGCATTGGCAATTTTCAATAAATCATCTGCGTGACAGTAGGAATTCAAAGGGCACCAACATGCCAGATTTTTTCCGCGAAGATCTCTACGAATATCTGCGTGCCTGTATGGAAGTTGGCCTGTTTCCAGATCGTGCACATAATCACGCCTGGCTGCATTTAGGCATTGATCCAGGAAGAAAAAACTATAATCAGATGCTTTATGCGGGTTTCCGTATTTAGAGCCCCTGCCGACATAGACAGTGTTTTCAGGTACCTTCCATTTTTTTGTTCTCAGTATACGTTTTGGAATCATAAGACTTCTTCCCCGTCAGAATTTACTTGATGTTTATAATGCGTTCTTCTATTTCCTGTCGTAAATACATGACAAGATCAAGCGCCTCTTGATATGCATCCCAAAGTACGACTCGGCCATTTTTTGCAAACAACCTGGTTCCATATTTTGTTTTGCCCATATCTGATCTTGCTTGCAAATCTGCTAAAACAAGCGGCAAAATAGAGGTATTACCTTTGATTGGTTCCGGTTGATTTATTGCTGCTTTATTCATTTTATAACCTTTCTAACGATTTGGTTGATCCAAACATATCTACAACCCTGCCTCTATGCTCTTCGTAATAGTCCATGCGATTCAGATATTCCGGTGTTTGTTCGAAATAGCTCATAAACGCCTGCCACTGCTTTGGGATTACCCAGCCGCGAACCTCAAATTCTACAAGCTTTTCATACCGATGATTTTCCGGCATTTGAGGTAGGACTTTCCAAATTTCCGGAGAATCATCGAGGATGGGTTCGTGCTCAATCTTGACGTCATGGCTCATATCCTGCCTGCTGATGGTTTTCCCCAGGCTTTCATGATATTGCTGCATTCCCTCTGCTATACGCGCTTGAGTTTCTTTTTCTTTTTCTGCTTTTTCTTTACTTTCCTTCAGCAGGATTGCGGCCACTTCTTTTTCTAGTTGCTTGCCTTCATCTGTCAGGCGCGGCAGGCGCTTTACATTAGATTCCTTTTTCCCTGAACCGTGAACCGTCAACTGTGAACCGTCAACCGTCCCTACCATTTCCTCCATCTGCCTTTGATGAGCAGGTAATACTTCCGACTCCAATATCTCGCGTGCCAAAAAACCGGCTTCTTTTTCCTGGTGTTTTTTTATTTCTATGTGCTCGACTAATTTTTCCTGATCCTCTTTCGTGCCAAGGATATAAGCGGCTGGATGGCATTTTTCCACCGGCGTCGCCTTGCAAATAAATTCATTATGTTGATCAAACACGTATATGGCTGACATGTCTTGTAGATCATATTTAATTATGACCTTGTGCTTTCGGCCATACAGGGCCGGCGAGTTGTAGTTTGTGCCAAGGATATGCACTCCGTTTTGCCGTATCACGCGGGACTCACGGGTCATCATTAAATATGTGAGCTCTGTTTTATCGACACCTGGGCCTTTTTCCGCAAGGAGTAAATCAGCGGGCGCTCTGCCAGCGAGGTGTCCGCGCTGTGGGCGCTGGGCATATTGATCAAACCAGGCAGCGATTGCTTTATGTGCCTGTGTCATCGTTAGGCAATTATCGCCGACTACCTTATTATATAGACGACGATGCAATTTCTCTCCACGCTGCATTCGTGGAGGCTTGTTTTCTATAGATGTGCCTGAGTATGTCGGGGCCCAGCGCTCCAGTTCTGCAAAAGTGCCGAAAAACCTTTCTATTGTTTTTGATTGTCCGTGATAGGGCCAGGCGAAGATGGTTTTCATGCCGAGCCGTTGATACAGGCCTGCGAAACCGGCTTCATCGAAATCCGTGTTGTTAAAAAAACGTGATCTAAAGGCTCTGCCGTTATCGAGATATGCGACCTGCGGATATTTGCCGAGGGCGATGATTGCCCGTCGGAGTGCTGCTGATATAGCCTGTGTGTTTTCCGTTGGCATGAGTTCCCAGCCCAATGGGTATGAGGATTTCATGTCGAACCATACGATCATGGTCATGCGCTTTGGTTTGCCTGTCCAGGGATTAAGAATCTCAAAATTCAGGACGTGGCCGTCTGCGACTATGATGTCTCCGACATTGATGAGGCTATAATCTCTCTCTATATACATTGCGCAGTTGTCATTCCAGGCCTTTGCGCCCTTGCGGGAGAATGTCCAGATATGATGATTTTTCGATGCCCATTCGTTTAGCCAGCGCCTGTAGGTTGCTGCTGAGTTGCCGTTTGCTATGCCTTTTGTGTGCATGATTGACCAGGCCATACGGATTGCTTCGGAGATGAGTGGCTTATTCGGATGGAGTGCGCATTTTAATAATACGTCTTTTTGCTGGTCTGATAATATACATTGGCCACTGGCGCAGTGGCCGCGGCGGTCACATAGGTCGAATGTTTCTTTTGTTTTTTTAATTTTGGTTTTCCAGCCTTCGATTGTTTTCCAGCTTACTTTGCCGACGAGCTCGAATATTCTTGGATATACGATGCCGCTGTTATAGGCGCGCATGAATTCTTTGCGGGTGTGTGATTTATTACCGTGGCCTGCTTTTTCCAGGGCCTGCAAATACAGCCTGAGTAGGTCTGCCTTTGCCATACCTTTATTCAATCTGACGCCTGAAGGCAGGCTCCGGTTTTCCGGGGCAGGGAGAACCGGAGTGTATTGGGTGGGATCTAACACTGGTACTAATTGTTTTTGGTGGTGTGCGGCTATGGCTATTTTAATATCTTCGGGAAGGAAGGAAATTAGAAAAAGCTTGGTATTGTTCAAGCCTGGTCGATTTGACCACTTTTCTTTTTCCGCCCGCTTGCGCGTTGCCCTTTGAGATATACCTAATATTGCAGCCATATCTTTCGTAGTGATTGTGTTTGTATTCATTTTAGACTTTTTCGGACAATAATTGCTGTACCCGATATATACTTTCTATCATGTTTTCTCTGATTTTTGCCGGTAACGGTTTTGCGGCTTCAACCCTGACGACCTCGATCAGCGTCCATAAGGCGTCCACAAATTCTTTAGCGACGGCAGGGTTGTCGCCGGCCTTTTTCTTGACTGCCTCGACACGTTTTTTAATTATCTCGCCTAACATCTCGCCTACGACATGGCTTACGTGTTTTGCTGTTACTCCGCCGTCGAATGGGACGGAGGAGACTACTTTTTCCCATGCCTCAATTTGTAATTCAGGTGCTAATTTAGTTAATGGGCGGACCTGAGCCTCATTCGCAGGGAGTTGTTTAAATTGTGCGCAATTGCGCACATTATCTACAGCCTTTTTTGCCTCTATATATTGGTATGCTGTTCGGCGGGCTACTTCGAAGCGCTCTTTGCAATAATCCTCGAAGGTGTCGTGTGTGAGGCGATATAGTTTTGATGCGCTGATCTCTGCGAGGGCGCAACCGACTGCGTAGAAACCTTGAAAGTTTTTTGTGATGATTTCTTCGAGTTCGGCGAGTCTGTCTGTCTCAGTGTCTGTCATGGTTGTCATGCTGTGTTCTTCCATTTTTTATGAGCTCCTTATATGTTTTGCAGTAGTATCTCTTCTTTTGTTCGGCCTGTGAGTGCTATAACCTTGGCTAATGCTGCTTTGCCGGTTTCTGACATTGAGTTGTAATCAGCGGGTATGAGATTTATTTCCGGGATACACTCCCTGTATTCAGCACTTTGCTGCTTTTTGTTTGTGGTCATTTTTGTTTTTCTTGTTTTTTTACGATTTTGTCTGCGTCCCATTATGCCTCCATTTCCATTTCTCTTAAAAACATCAGGCGTTTTTTCTTTTTCGCCTTTATTTTTAAATGTTCCTCATCAAGCTTCTGTATCTCCGCCCTTAATGCTTCCGGCCCTGGCAATACAAAAAGCCCGACCATCTTTCCCATGATAATAAGCGGCTCATTGTCTGATGTGATTTTGCAAAATGCCGGAAGGTATTCGGCAGGGATGTGCCTGCCGGGCCTGCAGTTTATTTCATCTGATTCCCTGGTCCAGGAATCTATCATTTCTTTTGATATCGAATCGTCGACCATATGGCTTAGCTCGCCGGCTATCTGATGCCGCGAGAGTGTGCAGCCTTTTATAGCGATTCTAAGAGATGCTTTGAGTTGGTCGATGATCCTAAATTGACCTTCGATGGAAGAAATAGGGGAGGCCTCTTTTGTAAGAGTTTTTAGATACTCAAATATGGTTATCTGTTTATCGTCAATTTTCAGGCTTGCTTTAGACATTGACCCGACCATAAAAAAGGTTTAAGGTTAAACTAAAAAGAGTTAACTGGCTTTTTTAAGAAAATACTCTGGAAACACGTGCTTTTTATCATGGCCGATGGCCTTTGCGACGGCTTCCATGATGCGGTTTGAGACCATGACTCGCTTTATGACGCCATCAACCGCCTGCATGGTGCAGGGTGGGTCAAGATCGCGGGAGATCGAAGACATAGTTACATGTTTGCGCCGTTTCCATAATTCGAGTTTTATTTCTTCTGGTGTCATGATTTTACCTTATTTTATCTTTTTGACGGCTTTTGATATGTCGATTTGGTTTAATATTTTTTTTACGGCTCTATCTCTAATTTGCTTTTGGTTGTCAATGTTTAGACTTTTAGGAAAAGAGGATATGTCTAATGGATCATAATAAAAATGAATTGCTTTCATCTAAGAATCTCCTTTCTGCGGAATAT